CGACATAATAAGATTGGTATGGCTATCATGTTGACATACTATATTCTTATTATCTTTATGGTTATTAGACTTATTATTTTATTATGAGTAATTTTATTTGGGTTGAAAAGTATCGTCCACAGACAGTAGAAGATTGTATTCTTCCAGAGAATATTAAGAAAACCTTTAGAGATTTCCTAAATAAGGGTGAAATACCAAATATGTTACTTGCTGGACCTCCTGGGGTTGGCAAGACTACGGTAGCAAAAGCACTCTGTAAGGAATTGGGGGTAGATTTTTATGTCATCAACGGATCAGATGAAGGGAGATTTCTTGATACCGTCCGTAATAATGCTAAAAACTTCGCATCCACGGTATCGTTATCATCGGAAGCGAAACATAAAGTCATCATTATTGATGAGGCAGATAATACAGGCAATGATGTCCAACTTCTCCTCAGAGCATTCATTGAAGAATTCGCAGGAAATTGTCGATTCATCCTCACATGTAATTACAAAAACAAAATCATTGAGCCCCTCCATTCGAGATGCGCTGTCATTGAATTCAATATTAAAGGAAAACAAAAGCAGTCAATTGCAGCTGAATTCTTCAAACGACTTAACTTTATCCTGGACAGTGAACGGTGCGAAAGTGATAAGAAAGTCTTAGTAGAATTAATTAATAAGCATTTTCCAGATTGGAGGAGAGTTCTTAATGAGTGTCAAAGATATTCAGTTAGTGGAAAGATAGATAGTGGTATATTAGCAACTTTTTCTGACGTAGCAGTAAATGATCTCATTAAAAACCTCAAAGAGAAGAACTTTCCGGAAGTACGTAAATGGTGTGTCAGTAACATGGACAATGATATTACTGTACTTCTGCGTCGTATTTACGATAATCTTTATGAATCCTTGGTCCCTGCTACTATTCCTGCTGCCGTCCTTGTTTTGGCTAAGTATCAGTACCAAGCAGCTTTCGTTGCCGACCAAGAAATAAATCTACTTGCATGTCTCACCGAAATAATGGTAGAATGTGAATTCAAATGAGTAGTGGAAAACATCAAAGAAAGTATTACCCTGATGAAATTGGTAAAAAAGGACTCATAGGTATCTTTGAGGGATTTACTAAAGAACAAAAAACACAGATGGGTGTGGCAGCAGCGTATTATCACTTCTCATTTAAGGGGTATATTCCTTTTACACCTCCACCTGATTTACAAAAGGCTGGATATGATTTATTAATGATTCATCAACAGACAAAGGAACAGGTGACAGTTGAAGCAAAAACAAGTGGTAACAAAATTGTGTATAAAGATGGTTCTTACAATTATGCACTTGGATTAAAATCAGGTAATTATTCTAAAGATAGTGATTGTATGGAAGGTAATACCTGTAGAAAGACTTTCTCAGGATTTGATGTATTAACATTTTTAGATGCTGATAATAGATTATGTTTTTATACTTATGATGAAATTAAAAATGCTAAACATTCAGTTCATCATAAAGGTGGTATTATAAATCCAAATAAATCACAAGCAATTATAGATGGAGTGTGAATTCTTGTTTAACTGAAATTATGGTGGAGTGTGAATTCAAATGAAAGAATTAAGAGAGTACTTATTAAGATTATTGAAAGAGAATGCTTATCGTAGAGGTGAGTTTACTCTTTCTTCTGGTAAGAAAAGCGAGCACTATGTTAATTGTAAGCCTGTTAGTTTAAGTGGAGAAGGTCTTACACTCATAGGAACATTATTTCTTGATCATGTTGAGGAAGATTCGCAGGCAGTAGCAGGACTTACCTTAGGTGCTGATCCTTTAGTCAGTGCAGTTGCTATGACATCATGGTTGGATACTAATAGAAGGACTAAACTTAATGCATTGATTATTCGTAAGGAACCAAAGGGGTATGGAACTGATGCTTGGATTGAAGGTAAACTTCCTATAAAGGGTTGTAAGATTACTGTTTTAGAAGATGTGACTACTACTGGTGGATCGGCTATTAAGGCAGTAGAGAAATTACGTGATTTTGGTTATGTAGTTAATCGTGTAGTTACTATTATAGATAGACAAGAAGGTGCTAATCATGCTATGATAGATGCAAATTTAGAACTTTGTAGTTTATTCACATTAGAGGAATTATCGAATGATAAAGTTCTTTAAGTTGATTAAAAGGTGGTTAGATTTATCACATCATGAACCTTGGAGAAAACATGAAGAAGAACAAAAAGAAACAGAGACATCAAGTAAAGTCTAGATTTTATTATATTTTCTGGGGTACTGCTACATTATCAGTATTTGCTGGACAGATGTATGTTGGAACTGGTTATCGTAGAATGTCAGAAAGTCTTGATAGAGTATTAGATGCTCCTATACGAATGGATATTGGTATTCCAAGACCAAAACATCCTATGATGGTACCAGAAAAACATATGTGGGATTATGGTATATAAAATAGAGGTTGATAAACTTATAGAACAAAAAGTTAAAACAACACCTGAAAATGTTAAAGAAGCAAATGAAGGGTTGTTTCGTAATAAGATGAATTTACCTGCTGCTGCAAAGCATTGTGGTATGACTCAGAAAGAAATGAAAATGATTTTCTGGGAATATTTGAAATACAATCCAACTACTTATGAAGATAACAAATAAATCTCTGAAGACATGTCTTAGATATCCTGGAGGTAAGTCAAAAGCAATTAAGACTTTATCTCAATGGTATCCTAAAGTTATTAGTGAATATAGAGAACCTTTTATTGGTGGCGGTTCTATTGCGATTGATATTACTAAGGCAAATCCAAATATACCTGTATGGGTGAATGACTTGTATGTGCCTCTTTATAATTTCTGGGTACAACTTAGAGATAGGGGAGAAGAACTCTCTGAGAGGGTCAGGGAGGAGAAACAGAGGACATTAGATGAGGGTGATAAAGATAAGGTAACTGCCAAGGCAAAAGAATTATTCAATAGGTATAAGGAAGAGATTGATACTTATGATGATTTTGAGAAAGCAATAGCATTTTTCATAATGAATAAATGTAGTTATTCTGGATTGACAGAGAATAGTACTTTTTCACAAACAGCATCTAATTCTAATTTTTCTCTTGTGGGTGCAGATAAGTTAGCACAATACTCTAGATTGATTAAAAATTGGAAGATAACTAATATTGATTATTCTGAGGTTATGAGAGAACATGGATCAAAAGATACTTTTATATTCTTAGATCCTCCTTATGATATTAAGGATTTTCTATATGGAAAGAATCGTGAGATGCATAAAAAGTTTGATCATGATAGATTTGCAGATGATGTTTATAATTGTATCCATAAGTTCATGATTACATATAATGTTAATGAACGTCTTTTGGAATTGTATAAAAACTATAATCTAAAGGAATGGAAATTGAGGTATTCTATGGCACATCGTGGTGATAAAGGTACAAATGAAAATATTAAAACAGAATTATTAGTTACTAATTATAAAACAGAGCCTAATACTTTATATGATATAATAGGAGGATTATAATGGTATTATCTACACATGAAAAATTAAATAAATTGCGGGGTAAAAACAATGACTTTGAGAATATTGTTGTTTATTCTTATAAGAAAAATAAACATGATCATATAAATGATCATGAATTAAATCGTCTTGATCATAGTATTCGTTCACTTAGGGAGTTTAATAATGAAATATCTGTTTATCTTTTTTGCGATGACCCTTCTCTTATCCCCCCTTATTTTAATCTTCAATATTCAGTAAGAGTTGAACCATTTCAAGAAGGATTCAATCATGATATGCTTAATGCATGGTCAATTCATAGGTGGTATAATTTAAAATATTTTGAGGATGATTTTTATAATATTTTATATCTTGATTCTGATACTATTTTTTATCAAGATGTTCAATATCTATTTGATACATATTGTACTCATGATGTATATGGTAGAGAAGAATTTGGATTCAGACATGATCCAAATCATGGTGGTGGAGAGAATATAAGAGAGCAACTTGATTTAGTTGAATCTTGTATATATGATCTAGGTGGAACGTGTGAGGTATATAAACATTGTCTTGGAGTTATTCTATTGAATGATGGTATTCATCGTGATATCATTGAGAGATTGGATGAATTATCTGAGTTGATGGAACAGTTTAAAAAGAATCAAATTCTTTTACCAGTTCCTAATAGAAGGATAGCTGATCAATATGCTGTATGGGTTATCTTTAGTCGTATGGGTGTTACAGAGGGTCTCTTTGCTGCTCAGGACGTTACACAGGGATGGATAGAACAAAAGCATAAGGATTACTTTAATCCTGTTGTATGTCATTATACTACTAAGAGAGAGCAAGAGTTTGCTCGTTCTGATTCTAAGTATTCTAATTTGATAAGAGATGTTGATAATCTATCAGAACAGATTGATCCTCATATGAAGGTTTCTATGAGGAGTGGAATTTATCTTTCTCAACAAGCAGTTGAATTAGTGGCAGAAGATAGTGGTATTGTGATAGACTCTAGTAAGGATGAAACATTCTTATGACTGAACTGAAAGACTGGTTGAACAGTATCAATCAAACAAAAAAGAATTTGATTGATGAAGATCCTTCATTGGAAAGGGAATATCCTCCATATATTATTAACAGATGTTTTTCAGGTCATCTTGATGCAATTATGTTTGCCAATGAGATGAATCAGTATCATTTTCTTGATAAGAAGATGCAATATGATTTTTTGATAAATACTTTACGATCCAAGAAGAGATTCTCTCCTTGGCTTAGACAAGAGAAAATCAAAGATCTTGACTTGGTAAAACGTTATTATGGTTATAGTAACGAAAAAGCGAAACAAGCTCTGCGAATCCTAACAAAAGAACAACTTAATTTTATAAAATCTAAATTTGAAACTGGAGGAACGAAATGAGCGTGGTTCAAGAGCCTGAAGTGAAGTGGACACCTGACCAAATGGTGGAGGTGACCCTTAACGAACCAGATGATTTTTTAAAGGTCAGAGAAACTCTTACAAGAATTGGGGTAGCATCCCGAAAAGAAAAGAAGATATATCAATCGTGTCATATACTGCATAAGCAGGGAAGGTATTATCTTGTGCATTTTAAAGAACTCTTTGCGCTCGATGGTAAACACGCTAATCTTACGGTTAATGATGTTCAGCGTCGTAATCGCATTGCTCAGCTTCTTGCTGATTGGGGACTTATTGGTATTGTAGATGCAACCAAAATACAAGACATTGCACCTCTTAATCAAATTAAAGTATTAGCATATCGTGATAAAGGTGACTGGATCCTAGAAACCAAGTATAATATAGGTAGTAAGAAAAGAAAAGTTGAAGAAACTGACTAATTTTTACTAAATATAAGTGTAGAAAGGGACACCCGACCCATGAACGGTCAATTACGCAAACCAGATATGCAAGCAAGAGCAAATAAGCTCAAGAATGAATTGTATGGACGATGTGAAAGGCATGAATTAACAGAACAAGAATGTCGTGGTGCGGAGGAATATCTTAATAAAGTGCTTGATGTTGTAGACGAATTTGGGTTTTAATGAGAATTGAACTTTTCTTAAAGGGAAGTAAAGTATTATAATATGGAGTTTTGAATTATTAGAAATTGATGAGTTTCCGAAAGGGGTGGGTTAACCCTACTGCTTTTCTTTAAGTATTGTGCTATAAATAATAATGGATGCCTTCGGGGTCCACAAAACATAAACTCGCTTAATAAGGAGCTACTATCATGGGTAACCTAGCAAGGTATACTGCTGCGGATCTTCCTGCATTAATGGAAAGAATCCATAAGAACAGTATTGGAATGGATGAATATTTTGATCGTATGTTTAATCTACATGAAACATCACAGAATTATCCTCCATATAATTTGATTAATATAAGTAATACGGAATCTCGATTAGAGATTGCATTGGCAGGATTTAGTAAAAAGGAAGTAAATGTATTCACCGAGTATGGAAAACTTTTTGTCGAAGGGCAAAAGGAGGATACGGAATCAGACAGAGACTATGCACATAAGGGACTGGCTCAGAGAAGTTTCAAGAGAGCATGGACACTCTCGGACGACACTGAAGTTAGAAAAGTTTCCTTTGAGGACGGACTCCTCACAGTGGTGTTAGGAAAAATAGTTCCAGAGCATCATCAGCGTAAGGATTGGTTCTAAATAATGATGAGTTCGAGATGGGAAAGAGGACCGCCTTGACGGTCTTCTTTTTTATGCTATAATATATGGAGGAAATAAAAAGAAATGTCAATTAAACTTGCATTATTAAAATCTGGAGAATCTGTAATATC